GGGTATTTATATATTATTGGAAACTATAAAATCGTATTTAGGAGAAGGATCTAGTACAATTTTTAGAAAAATTAATCCAAGAAAAATTAAAGCTAATGCAATGGCTACTCAAACTCATTTTTATGAAAAATTATACAACATGGCAGCAGCACAGGCAACAGTAACTACAATTCCACTGTTTCACCATTCTGCAATAATGAATTTAGGAAAGGATATGTTTTTATTAGCGGCACAGCCTACTATTTCAGGAGGAATCGAAGAGGCTGTAGATGACATGTCTTTAAAGGCCAAAAAATACCATGAGGGATCTTCAAAATCTAGAAAACGCTTGCATTCTAGTTTTATGTCAGGCTTGTATTTACTAAGAGCTTTTGAACACAGGATAACAAAAACCAAGGTAGATTCTCAATTTAGGTTAGTTAAAACTTCTAATACAGTTTCTAATGAAGAAATAGAGAGAATAATGCGTAAACACAAGGACCACAGCTTAGCTTCAGACAAGATGACCGCCGCCGACTATAGAAGGCTCCATGCCCGAGGTGCGGGTCGTCCGCCTGATGACCCTGACAGAGATTTGGATGCCCAGCGTGACCGGAACCAAAGGGAATTAGGATTTTATTTGACAGATTCAGAAATGGAGATAGCTGATCGTAGAGGGTGGATTATAGACCGCCGAGCGGCGGTTGGCCGAACAGGACCATTGCGTGTGTGGCGCAAAAAGAAATCGGGGTCTCCTACACCATTTCCAACCGGAAGCCCGAAATACCGCCACAACTACGACGAAGGAAATTAAATATGACATGCTATAGAGCAACAATAATGACTTCTTTTAGAAGAGATGACGAAAAAGGGGGAATACTAAAATGTTATATTCCATCTACAGATAGTCAGACGAGCCCCACGGATCTAGGTGACGATATTATGTTAGTCCCTGTTGTATACACTTCCCCATATTCCTTTCATAGTGATGGAGGTATTATTGCTATTCCTCCTGATGGGACTGATATTTTAGTACAAAAAATAGGAGGGACATATTATTATTTAACTTCTATTGTAGGAGAAGATCCTGCAATATTTGATGAGTATACTTCGGATACCGTGGATGAAAAACTTAACAAATTTTCCATAGATAGAAGTTATGAACCGATATATGATAAAACTACAGAACAGCCCAACACTATCACAATTCGTCATCCTAGAGGGCATCGTTTAGTCCTAAAGGATGAAATTCCTATTGATGGTGAAGTAAATAATAGTAAAGCAGAGTTGCGATCTTCCAAAGGTAAAGTAGTGTCTTTGGATGATAGTGCTGCGGTTGATTCCCTGAAGTTAGGAGTGTGGAATGGACAAGGGAAAGATATATTTGATGGGATTACCATTGCACAAGGGACTAATGGGGCAGTAGGAGCAAGATGTATTAGAACAGAAACAGAAGGTAACATTACTACTATTTCTCATTCAGGTAATGTTAAGACTATAGTTTCAGACGGTAATAATATAGAATTAAGAAATGAATCTACAGGGTTTAACGCTAATCAACTTTCTCCTACTGGTCCAAACTTTGGAAATATATCACAAGGATCTCAGTATGGCGATATTAATATAGTCGCAGGCTCCACCCCGGAACCTTTAGGACCTAGTAAGATCGTTATTGAACAGAAAGGGTTAGGAGGGGCTATAAGGGTAGCGGCTGATGGTAGCGTAGAGATCGACGCACTTAATATTACTATAAGATCTATAGGGGATTTAAATTTAGAATCCTTGACAGGAAGTATAAAATTATCAGCCCCATTAGGTACTATAACTAATACAGCGTCGTTAGGAATAAATTTACAAGCGATACCTACTGGTAACGTAAGTATGACAGCCCCTGCGGGTAAAATAATTGCTCATGATCTTACTTATAATCCTCTGGTTCCAACCTTTATTCCTATAGTTCCTCCTTATCCTGTGATTCCTTACATCCCTAGTGTTATATTACCAACAGTAGCATTAAGAGGATATATACCGTTTGGATGGCTTATATGATGTATAGGATTTATATTGCCTATATAATTACATACACTCTAAGAGATTAAACTATGGTAAAATTTGATGTAGAATCTGCTCTTACGTCCCAATCTCAGTCTGGCAATCTATTAGAAGCCGTAGGGTCTGGTTTTGGTGCCCCTACGTGCTTGACCAAATTGTTTGGAGATGCGTTGTCCTTGCTTCCTTTCCCAATACTAGCAGAAATGAATGCTGCTGCGGAAGAGGCTCAGGAGGCAATGGATAAATGGATTGATGAAAATTTAACAGATATAAATTTAGGTCTTGGGATTAGTATATCAATAACTCCAAATGGTCAAATATCCATTAAATCTAGAAATTCTAAATTTGGAATGGGAATTCCAGGGATAGGTGCGTTAGGGGCAATAGGAGGGTATCTTAATGGTGCAGCCCAACTGGGAGCGGGCTTGTACGCAACAGCAATGGGGGCTATAGCTCAGTTTGAAGCAGCAAAGGATTGTGTAGAAGGTTATTTCAATCAACAAAAATTTGCAGGTACTAATTCGTCTGTAGTACAACAACAATTATCTGCTTCTGCATTTAATGCATTAGTGAATAAGAAACTCGGACCCAAGATGGCAGAAATTAAAATTATAGAGGCGGAGCGACAAAAATGGAGTGATCTTCAAGATAGAATTGAACAAGAAATGGCTAATAGACTTGCAGATCCTTCTCTAGAGCCTTTGCTTGATTGTTCCTTGTCTGGACTTGGATTTAATACAGTATGCGAGGTAGAGCCTGAGGAAGAAAAAGAAATTATACGATTGGTGTATGGCCCCCCTGTAGCTAAAGAAGGTCAATTCATTATTTCTAATGATGGGTTGTATTATGATTCACAAACTCCTCAGGCCAGTGGTGTTGTACAGGTTCTTGAGCATTTAAATAAAAGCAAATCCAATGTTCCTATTGAGGATAGATGGAGGTTTGAGCATGATGCTAACTTAGGAGGCAAGGGAGTTCCAATGTCTTCTAAGTCGGTTAGATACTATGTAGATACTTTATTTGATCCTACAATTATAGATGAGACTGGCGCTCTAAGGGCTTATTACGAAAAAGACCATTATTTGAAGACATTAGAATCTCAAAAAACAAAAAGGGTTTATGACCTTTCTTCTCATATTGAGGAATTTGAACAGGGTGGAGCGTCCACTGCAATAATACAAAATACAAAACAAAGCGTATACTCAGAAATATCTTTATTTACACATAGAATAAATAAACGAAAAAAACAAATAGAGTTAGCAGTTAAAATGCCAACTATCTATGGAAGTGGGCCTTTGTTTAGTCCAGGCGAAGTTCCAGTTAATGATTTTTCATATTTACAACAATTTAATTTTGCTAATGATATCCATAAACAAAAAGCTTTGGTTTTGGATCAAGCAGATGTTACTGGTGTAGTTAGTCCTATTGTCCCTAAGTATGTTGTAAGTAAACAAAAGGATGAAGTTGAGAATATGGAGCATTTATTTGTTGCTGATATAGGGAGAGGAGAAATTTTATATTCTAATTCTGCATCTAGCACAGTGGCTCCGAAGCTACATCTTACAAGTAGGATATCTACCAATGGTTTATTTGCAGTATATAATTTCCTTGAGTCTAATATAGTCGCGACTTCTTCTAGCGAATTTAATGTTACTAATTGTGCGGTAGAAGAGGTTTATAATAATGCTCAACTTTTAGGTAATCATACTTCTTCTGTATTTGTGTCAGGTCTAAGTATTCCATATTTAAGAGGCGTAACACAACAAATAGAAGAGCATCCTTTTTATGCATCTAGTCTAGGTAGCGTAGTTAGATTACCGGAAACTCAAGAGTTTGATGATTTAACATATAAAATAGAAGGATTTACTTTTGAATCATGGATGTATGTTCCTGATTTAACTAATGTGAGTAGAGGATGGACGGATAATTCGGCATCTTCATTATATCGTTTAGTATTAGCTAATGAGAATACAGGTTTAGATCCAGGGATTACAGCCCAAACAGACCCAGAACGTATAGATATAGATTTAGGAGATGCGGCAACTAAGGGGATGATAATGGGTTTCACTAGAGATAGGCGGCTCACCAAAAGTTTAGAGTATTCTATTAATAATCACGATAATCTTCCTACTTCTAGTTTAGCGTTTTTTGCTGCCCCAACGCAAGCTATTAATAATGCTTCGGCTGCACTTATTCATAATGGATGCTCTCATGATGTTACTCCAAATTGGTATTCTTTTACTGTAGATGCGAGTACTGTAAATTCTAAGGGACAAGCTCTTTTATTGTCTGGTACTAATCAATTTATTTTAGCGTCTTTAGTTGTTGAGCCTGTAAAAGATAAAATAAGTTTATATGTAAATGGAGATCTCCTTACGACTTCTTCTCTAGAATCTTCTTACGGTAGAGATAAATATAATACGCCTTCCGTCCCTTCGTTTAAAAAAGCAACTAGCTTTAGTTATTCAGGAACTAATGTAGGGACTTCCGCTACGGCAGAAATAACTGAAGGTCCTAGATTAGGATCCTATTTTACTCCTACGTTACTAGGAGGAGGCTATACTGATGGTATCGCTGGGACGGGCTTTATGGGCAATGAAACTTTTGGAGCTATCAGTGGCTTAAGAGGATACTTAGGAAGTGTAAAATTTTATGATAGAGCTTTAACGGATGGAGAAGTGGAAACTAATTATAATGCTCAAAAAGAGGTATTTGAAAATATAAGTACACCCAGCACGTATACGGAGGATGGATCATAATGGCTTTAAATACAGATACTACAGTGTATGGAGTACATCCTCCTATAGATATAAGAAAAAAGGCTGCCGCTAGTACCAAGAGAGTGTATGGATTATCGTATCCTCTGACTGCTAACTTGAATGCAGGGTATTTTAGTAAAGAGACAGGTAAGTCTTTAGTTAGAAATAATTTAACGCAATTATTAACTACCAATCTAGGAGAGCGGATATTACTTCCAGGATATGGGGTAAATTTAAGGAAGTATTTATTTCAGCCTATGGATGAGACTTTATTTGAAGCTATTAAAAACGAAATATTAGCTGCCATAGCTAAATATGCTACGAACGTTAAAGTTATAAAAATAGGAGTATATTCATTAGATGAGTATGGTGTTGAAGGCTTGCAAGCTATGCAAATAAAATTAAGTGTACAAATTAAAGAATCTGAAAACACTACATTTGAAGTTGGAGTTAAAATAGGATAATGGCATTTACAGGCGAAGTGAAATCTGATTTTATGAAGGATGTGATAATTCCTTTAGAGAAACGACCATCAGTAATAAATTATGCAGCTACTGATTTCTTATCAGTAAGGGATTCTTTAATTGATTATATTAAAGCTGTATATCCTTTAGAGTATGAGAACTTTTCTGAATCTGATTTAGGGGTTATGTTGATAGAGATTGTTGCTTATATGGGTTCTGTGTTTTCTTTAAAGGCTGATATGTTAGCAAACGAAAATTATTTACAAACTGCCAAGCTAAGAAAAAATGTTAAAAAGTTATTAGAGTTGATAGGAGTAAGGATGAAAGGTCCAATTTCTGCTGCTGCTAATGCAAAAATTACGTGGCCTTGGGAGCCTGGAGGGACCGCTCCTTATGTACCTACTCCTGGAACCCTTCACGATATAATTGTACCTCCACACAGCAGAGTTATTACTATCACATCCCCTGAGGATGGATCGCAGATTTCTTATACGTTATATAAAGTTTTACCCAATGGTAAAGTTGATAATGCTAATACTAATGGTAATATGACCATAACAGGTGCAGAGGCTGAAGGATCTGTGAGTGGGATACACACTAACTTAGTTTTCTTAGAAGGGTCGTTAGTATCACAAGCTGGCGGATTTACCTCTACGGAAAAGTCTAAAGTAATTTCTTTAGCTAATAGCCCAATTGTAGAAGGAAGTATTAATGTTTTTGTAGAAGGAGACTCGACTACAAGTGGAACTTATAGATATGTTGATAATTTGTTTTCAGCCTCGGGTGATGGGGATAAAGTATTTCAGATAAGTACAGATGATGAGTTTAAAGCCAATGTAATATTTGGAGATAATACAGTTGGGCAATCTCCAAATATGGGGGATACTTATTTTGTAACGTATAGAGTAGGGGGAGGCTCTAGAGGGAATATTAGAAATGGAGTTATTAATACGCAGGTTGTAGGTACTGTAAATGAGGTATTGTATACAGGACAGCTTACTAATATTTCAATAGGTACGGGTGGAGCCGACGCAGAAACTGTAGCACATGCTAAGAGATATGCTCCTCTTACTTTTAGACGCCAAGATAGGTTAGTTACTTTGCCAGATTTTGAATCTTTCGCTAATACGTATATTAGTCCTTATGGATCCGTAGGTAAGGCAACAGTTGTAACTAGAGAAGGTTTCAGTTCTGCAAATATAATTGATGTTTACATATTGGAGAAGGCTAGTGATTTACAACTAAGAAGAGCAACTCCTGAGTTTAAAACCTCTATACTTACTGCTATGAATCAAAAGAAGATGTTGACTGATGAATTGGTGATCGTTGATGGTCTGATAAGAACTCTTGATTTAGTTATGACTATAAGAATTGAACAAGAACTTAAACGTCAAGAGCCTGATATTTTGGCATTAGTGCGTGGTAAAGTGTTTGATTATTTCTTTGTTGATAATAGAGAATTCGGTCAAAACTTTATATTACAGGATTTGGTTAGGTCTGTTCATGATATTGATTTGGTTAGGTTTGCTACCATAGATAATTTAGGTGAAGATGTAAGTATTGAACATAATGAAGTTATTCAATTGAATAATTTAACAATTAATGTTGTGACAATATAAATGGTATCCCAAGGTATTAATCCTAATAGCCCTAATAGTCGTAATTTCTATAAAAGAAATTATGTAGACGCTGTGGAATTAATCACTCCTGATATCTATATCCAGGCTGATATTGATGCTAGTGGATATGAGACTAATGTAACAGATGTAGTTATTAATTCTCATTTAAAAGTTGCTAATTATATGTCCTCTCCAGTAAGTGGACTAAATGTGTCAGCAATTCCTGATTCTTCTTATTCCGCCCTAGACAATATTTCAGGGTTATCGCAATATTTTGTACAACGAAATAATTTAACAAAGATCACTCCTCAAAGTTTTGAGAGGGATTTATTGCAACCTCTTGGCAAATCTCTGTTAGATTTTAATACAAGTTCTGATTTTTATAATTATTTATCTTCAACATTATTACCTCTAGTAAGTAATTATGATCCTCCTAACATTCTTGATAGGACAGTAAGTGCTTATTCTAATACTGCTTCTGGAACTCATATACACTTTATAAATTCTTTATCTTGGTTGTACTTTCTTAATTTAAGTGGCGACGGTAGAGGTTTTACATATGAGCCTTCTTCCATTGTTGCAAGTGCCCTAACAGATATGACTTATAAGGGCAAGGATATAAATTTAAATGATGGCATAAAAGCTCTTACTGATTTTATATTCTTGAATTATGAAACTTGTGCAGCTTGGCAATCTCATAAGTTAATTCCAGATGATTTTCTTCCTTCGGGACTTATGGCTTCTTCACTATCCGGTCCGGGGACTAGCGGTTTACAACAATTAGAAAAATTAAAAACTATTGTTGATGTTATTTATTCTCCTTATTACAGCAACAGGCAAGACACTAAGGTAAGCGAAGCATTTGATAGTTATATTAGTGATGAAACTTTATTAACTTCTTTGGAGGTTAAGGGGCCTTTTCACAGATTGTTAAAAGCTTTTTCTTATTCTATGTTTGATAGACTAGAAGAAGCAGAGGTTATAAATTTATTATATGATATTGATGAGTGTCCTCGGGAGTTTCTTCCACATATAGGTAAATTGATAGGATGGAAAATATATGGTACTGATGAGGTTAGGCAGAGGCTACAACTTAAAAATGCGGTTAATATATATAAGCAAACAGGAACTAAAGAATCCATACAGAGAGCAGTAAATTCCTTATTTTCAGAAGAGGTTTTTGATGTTTCAGCAAATATTCATGAGTTATGGGAATCCTATATTCCTAATCTCATATATTATGCTTTATCAACTGAGTCCCCATTATTTAAAGACTTTACTACTTGGACACATGAAGTAGCTACAGAAAAAGGAGTTACAGTTAACGGAAGAACAACATACTCTACAAGTAGTATGGATGATAATGTAAGGGCAGCGGTTGACAATATATTATTATATTTGGTTTGTCTACATCCTGAAGTTTTTAGATTAGGAGGAGAGAAATTTCCTTTACTTGTATTATCTGGTAATATTGCTACCCCACCTGTGAGAGGTCCGTTAAAATTACCTATGCAGGCGGGTCCGTTGATTCCAGGAGTAAGTGTCTTTGTAGAGGATCCAAATTTTTCGTTTAATTACAGAAATAGAATTTTCCCAATCCCTCCTTGGGAGAAAATTAGTTATTATACTCAATGTGAGGTTACTAATAATTTCCTTGATGACTTATATGATTTCTTAATTTGCTTTGGGGTTCCTGAAAGTTTTTCTAATAAAGTTACAGAA